ATTTCTTATATCTGTTGAGCGGTCCAGCCATAAATTTTTCATTTTCATCGTGAACCTTAGATATCTCTTTTGTGCTTGCAAAACTATGAGTCCATGAGTCTCTTTTAAAAGGAATTATTTGTGCTATAGGTGTACCTGCTGGAATTTTGCCTTCCCACGACTTATCTTCAATTGTGCATGGAAAGTGTATTGGTCCATTAAAAGTATCCGTATCAATAATTGCTGTTAATGCTTGAAATGGAAACACTCTGTGGGCTACAGGCATAACTAGAGATGAATATCCTTTTGGAGTAATTACACCCCAGTAATTAGGAAGTCTTGGAGAATAATTTACTTCAGATAACATCGGGTGACTTGGTGCTTGATCACCGCTATGCGAAAGAATTTTTCCAAAGCCAGTTGAATTAAATACTTGAGCACCATTAACTATAGAAACATCAATATCTTCTTGAAGTAAAAACACATAACCAGATGTCATCACGTCAAAACATGGTAAACATTTTTTCATAGTCTGATTTTCATTTCCATATTCATCAACGCCTGCAACTTCGCCATTTATATAAACAGGCATGTCTTTATACCAGCTAGGTAATATTGATATTGCTGGAACTGGTTTTTCAAGTATGTCTCCTATGTTGTGATAGTCAACAAACTCTATATTCATTATTTGTACTCTTTCTTTGTCCACGCCGATAATTTATACCTATTAACCTCAAGTGAAAATAGTTTATCAAATATTTTTTGATTTTTATCTCTATCCTTATTGTTTCCAGCTTCACCAACCCAACTCTCTCGCTTAATTGGTATGAGCTGAGCAATTGGAGTTCCTTCTGGGATAACACCTTCCCATGATTTATCATTCATTGTAAAAGGGAATTGTACTGGCAGGCTGAACTTATCAGTATCCACAAGTCCTGGAAGGATGGTAAAAACAGATTCTCTGTGCAAGGGCTGGATAAAAAGCGTAGACCACCCAGGAGGTGTTAAAACGCCCCACATGTTCATCCACTTAGGATATTCATTACCATTATTATCATCTGGATACTCTGGTACTTGTATTGTTTGATGATAGCTAATTATCTCTGGGTAATTAGAGATAAATGTTTGTACTCCATCAACTAACTTAACCTCAACATCTGCAGGTAATGTAATTATGTAACCAGCTGTAATAGAATCGTAAACTGGCATACATTTTTTAATTGTTACATTTGGGATATTTCCATTTCCCCACATCTCTTTTTTACCATTAACATATCCGATTGTCTTTTTGTACCAATCTGGTATATACGTTGAAGATGGTTTTGGCATATCAAAGAATGCACTTTCCCCGTTAATATCAAGAAATTTTATAATCTTCTTTCTTTTCATGATTGCTCCTCAAAAAAGAAAGCGGGATCTGGAGCTAAAACCCTACCCAGCTTATGTTGCTCTAATAATGAATCTATATCTCCATCAAGTTTATCTGCAATCATCATAAGTACATCATAATTACGCTGCTCCTGAATAAATATGGCAGCAAGCAATTCTCTAATATTCTCTAATGACGCAGAGTCACTGTTATATTTTAACTCTGACATTATTCAGCTCCTAATATCTCTTCAGTAATATAATCCCACTTCTTGTCTTCCATGCCAGGGGAATTGTTTATGTGCAGATCTCCGTTTTTCATATTTTGAGTATATAGCCAAATAGGTGGTCTGTCAAGTTCTACCTTACCCGCAAATATATGGTTGTTCTCGTCTTTTATATGAATAAGAATTTCAAAAAGGTCTTCTTCTCCACAAGGTTCAATATAGGCTCTATCAATGTGTATTTTCGCCATGTGCGTTCGTTTCAGATAGTAGTGGGTAATCTTTGTCCATCATAGTATTAAATGCTTCATCGCCTAACCAGAATATGTTTTCCAGTACCCGCCATGAGAAGTTGTCTCCTCTTGCAAGATAGTAAGATATAGCCCAAGATAAAACTTCAGAGTCTAACTTTCTACCCGCTTCAATAATTTTTGTATATGTTTGTCCATTTACTGTACGTGTAGAGAAAATTGCACCAGAGTTACTTGGCTTAAATGATTCTGGAATATCTGGATTGGTTAACCAGTCACATTTAAATACCCTACATGGCAAAACTGGGCGTTCTTCATAGGCCCCACATCCAATACCTTGTTGTAGAAATGCACATGGATGAAGTGTTCCATCATCCTCTTGACCAATCCATGACTCACGACCATCAGAAAGCTTTATATCACCTCTGAGATGCCCATCACAGCACTTGGTGCATCCTTCACAGGAGCGACCATTAACTATTGGTAGGAAATCCATTACTTAATTAATTCTGCCAAGTCTTTTGGCGTTACTAGGGCGTGTGGCTTGTCTGAAACCTTAATTTTTGCTGCTGATGAATATGTCCAAGCAACTAATTGCGAGCAGATTACACTGCTTTCACGTTCTGCACGTTTTAAATTAGGAAATATCTTTAGGGTAAGAATTTTTAGGGCAAGATTGATAATTGACCATACGCCATAACTATCTCTTACAAAACCAAGTGCACGTTCCTTGATCATTTCCCGTTCAGTTTGAGTTAAAGAAGTAAAACGATCTGTGCTCCATAAAATTGGGTTAATATCATATTTTGAGACATCACTAATTGTTACACCTTGTGGTCTTGCTTCAACAACCTTACCATCACCAATATAAATACCAGCATGATTCCATTTTGAAAAAGTTCCGACCTGAATTAGTCTGGCGGGGATACCAGTTGTATGTACTACAAAATAATCACCAATATTAGGCATTGCTAACTTCCTTAATCTTCTCTAGGATATTTTCGTATAGCTGAATTCCAGCTTTTTGTGAATACCCACATGATAAACATTGTAGCATAATATTTTCATCTTCGTCAACACTATGAACTAGTTTATAAATTGCTTCTTCATCTTTGTGATTAGGACAGGCGAGAGGTTTTACCCTACCCGCCTGTGCTAAGTTATAATACTGTGAGAATATTTGGATTTTCATCAGTATACTATGTTTGCCTTCTGAAATACAGATGAGACATATTGGAAGACCGTAGGATTACCTGAAACTGGTTCGTTCCATGTAGCCATATTGTCTGCTCTTGATGGAATAAGGTGTGCTGCTACAGCTTTACGCCAGTCATGGTAGGTTGCAAACGAAGACTTGAGTTCATCAATCATACGTTCATCCTGTACCCATTCTGGTGCATCACATGCACTCTTGTATCCCATAAAGTCATTCCATGATGTTGACATGTATTGGAAAGCTCCACATGCACTACTGGAATAAGACTTGCGATAGTATGCATCCACACCGCCAGTTTCCTGACTGAGAATTGCATTTGCTAGTCTTGATATTATTACCCTGCTGTCTACTCTTTGGTTTAGATTTAGCTCTTTGCTATATGAGGGCATTGTAAAAACAGAGTTTGTTGAAAGATCATCTACATGATATGCAACATTGCTGCTCTTTTTACTGACATCAATTGTGATTACATCCTTGATATTAACCAAGTTTGTATACTTGTTGATATACAATACATCGCTGCTGTACGATATAGTTGGTGCTACAAATGCATGTGCAGTACCTGCATGCATTCCAAACAAAAATGTTAGAATACTTGCTGCAACTACTGTCCACACGGTTCTTATCCTTGCTATGTTCATATTATTCATATGTACCTCCTGGGGTAAAGAGTAGAACTTAATAGTAACATAGATCAAAACCTATGTCAATCCCCCGTTCAGTAGACAGGGTAGGGAAAAGTGTGGTACAATCAAATTCTTGGACAGTTTTAGGAGATAATATCAAGGGTTTAAACTCCAAGTGCAGTTAACGGAAGTGTTGCTTCCAGACGATTGCTTACGGCCTCTATGGTTCAACCGATGAATTGCGGATTTATAACCTGACAATTTCGGGGACTTTTTTCATTTTTTGAAAAAGGGTATAGGGTTTGTATGCAATTTTCTGGAAGTTGTAGGAAGTAAAACAAATTAATTATATATAATATATATAATATATATAGAAAATCTTAAATATGATATACTAAGGAAATCATGAGAATTAGTTTTGTTGGAGATGCAATGCGATATATGGATCGCAATACTGGATATGGTCAAGCATCTGAAATGATATATAGAACTTTTAAGAA